CAGGTAAGATTCTAAGTGATAATTTATCATATGAATAAACTTCAACGACTATCCTGGAAAGATAGGTTAAAATCCCTATCAATAGGAGTACGGCTCAAGTGATTGGAGTGGGTGAAATTCCCTTAAATGGAAAAGGTCTACCCTTAATATTAAGGTGAAGAAATAGTCTACTCTTATAGGAAACTATAAGCAGTTTTGTATATATACAAAACGGATTAAGTGTAACGAACTTAATTGAATATAAAGGAATGAAATTTATATGGATTCCATTGCTGGTAAATTTAATACTTTAAAAGAAAATCTTAAAGGAATATTAACTAGCAATGTTACAACAGATATGTTTAAAGGACTATTAGATGGTGCTAATAAAGTAATAGAAGCAATAGGAAAAATAAGTTCAAGTTTAGGAAAATTTGGTTCAGCTGGTGCTTTAGTAGGTATTTCAACTTTTATAAAAAGTTTATCAAATTTTGAAAAACTTAGCACAATGGGAAGCGTATTCTCTAAATTCGATAGTGCTTTATCAGGATTACAAGCTAATGGTATTATGGGACAAATTGGTGGTACAATTGGTAATGTAAAAGACGGATTTGACAAATTAACTCATAGTGTAACTTTATCTAAAGTAGCATTTGGATTATTTAAAGGTATATTAGCTGGTCTCGCATTTGCAGGTGTAGTTGCAGGAATAAATGCTATGGTAAAAGCATGGGATAATTATGTTCATGCAACAGAAAATGCAGTAAAGGCTTCTAAAGAAAGACAAGATGGATTTAGAGATGAAGCACAAACATTAAGTACTAAAAAATCAAGTCTACAAGAAATAGCTAAAGAATATGATAATTTAAATAATAAATCTGATAAAACTGCTGAAGATTTAACTAGATTAAATGAATTAAAACAACAAATAGGACAAATAGCTCCTGACCTTGTTAAAGGATATGATACAGCAGGTAATCCAATATTAAACCTTACTAATAGTATGCAGGGTTATATAGCTGAATTAGATAAAGCAATCGCTAAACAACAAGAACTATATAATTACGAAACTAAAAAGCAAGCACGAGAATACATGAAGAAAAATGACACTAAAAATGGTGCTCAAGACCCTGAAAGAAATTCTTATGAAACTGAATTAAATCATCTTCAAAATGCAAATGATAGAAAAACTAGAGAAGAAAAAAGATATACTGGTAGTTTAAAAAATATTATTAAAGATAGAAATAAATATAGAGAAGACCAAGAAAAAAGTATTAATGATAGATTAGAAAGAATTAGAAATGCACAAACAGAAGTTAATAATAGAGATACTACAATTGAAGATAATTATGTTAACGAATTTAATAAGAAAACTAAATTAGCCGAAAAAGAACAAAATAAATTTGCTACTTTTATGAAAGGACTAAATTGGGGTACTTATGGTGAAGCAGAAGCCAATAGAATGGCTAAAGGTTTACAAACATTATCTGAAAAAACTGCGTTTACAACTCAAGAAATGACAAAAGGATTATCAGGTAGTATGTCAAAAAAAGTTTCAGCAGAAATTGCTAAAGTAAATGCAGAATTCAAAAAGACAAATGCCATAAACGAATGGGGAAAAAATTTAAGAAATATAGCTAATGAAACAGGAAAATTTGATTTTTCAAATTGGAGTAATTACTTATCAGAAGTTCAAACTCGTTTTGAACAAGGAGTAAGTACTAATGAACAATATACACATTCATTAGGAATCATGGCTGATGCTATGGAAGATTTAACTGGTATAGATTCAGATGTATTCTTACCAGCTTTAAAAGGTGGAGCAGATTTAGAAGAAGCCTTTAAATCAGCAACTGAAGGTTTAAATGGTTTTATGAGTGCTTATGGTTCTTCTACTGCAAAATTACAACAAGGCGATTCATTTGCTAAAAAGTTAGAGTCTCAATTTAAAGAACTTGAAAATTTTGAAACTGAATTTGAAGGTCAATATGAGATGGAAGGTAAAGTTAGGGTAGACTGGTTAGTAGAACAAAAAGATAATGAAGACTTACCTAAACAATTAAGAACTATAATAGATGCAGTAACAAAAGATGGAAAAGTAACAGAAGTAGAAGAAAAATTAGTATTAGCTTGTGAAACAGAAATAAAAGATAAAGGTAAATTAGAACAAAGTACAATAGATGCGATAAATCAAGTAATGGACGGAACATGGGATGTAAATAAAACTATTGAAATAGGTGGTATGGAATTTACATCATCTGAAATAAAAGAATTAATGTCATTAGCTGACCAATTAGGTATATCTTTAGAAGGCTTAAATATTGGAGATACAGGATTAGATGGAGAAGCCCAAAAAGCTCAAGCATTAAAAGATGCAATAGATTCAATTACAGATAGAGATATAAAAGTAGCAATAGAAGCAGAAGGATTTGAAAATTCAGACCAAGTTAATAATATAATGTCAGTTGTTGACCAAATAGATGGAAGACAAGCTAAAGTTGATTTTATAGCAGATGCTTCTCAATACTTTATGGAAAATGATAGTGTTGAATCAGCAATAGAAGCTATGCCTGATGAAATAAAACTTAAATATAATATTGGGGTTGAAGGTGATGAAAGACTAGAAGGAATACAAAGTAGACTTGAAAAATTACCAAAAGATATTAGAACTATGGTATATGCTCAAACATATGGTGTAGAAAATGTTGAAATGCTAGAAAAAATGGTAGATACTTTTGGTGGAAAAACTGCAACAGCAATATTACAAATAGAAGGTATACAAGATTCTCTTAAAAATGCTACTACATTTGAGGAACAATTAAAAATAATTGGAGACTATGTATGTAAACCTGGAGTAGAAATAGAAGGTAAAGATAAAATACTTGACACAATTGATAGCATATTAAAGAAATTAAAAGAAACAGATGGTAAAGAAGGTAAAGCTAAAGTAGAAGTAGAAGGAGATACTTCAGGAGCTGAGAAAGTAGAGAAAAAAGTTGATGAAGTAAATGGTAAGGAAGGTAAAGCTAAGGCAAAAGTTGATGGAGATACTTCAGGAGCTGAGAAAGTAGAGAAAAAAGTTGATGAAGTAAATGGCAAAGAAGGTACTGCCAAAGCAAAAGTTGACGGTAAAACTGAGGGAGCAGATAAAGTAGAGAAAAAAGTTGATGAAGTGGACGGCAAGGAAGGGACTGCTAAAGTAAAAGTAGATGCTGATACTTCTGAAGCTGAAAAAGCTAAAAAAGAAGTAGACAATTTAGCTGTTAATAAAAATGGTACAGTTACTTTATTAGTAAATGGTCAAGAAAAAATAGCAGAAGCCAAAATCAATAAAGGTCAATTAGAAGTAGATGGTAAAGCAGTTACGACTATTTCTGTTAATGGTAAAGACCAATTGTCAGTTGCTATTAATGAAAAAGGTCAATTAGAAGTAAATGGTCAAGCTATAACTAATGTTAATGTTAATGGTAAAGACCAATTAACTTTGGCTAGAAATGAAAAAGGGCAATTAGAAGTAAATGGTAAAGCTATAACTAATATCGATGTAACAGGAAAAGAAAAAGTTTCTGATGCAAAAAAAGAAGTTGACGATTTAACTAAAGATAATAAAAATGTTAGTATTAATATTGATGTCTCATTAAAAGAAACTGTTGGTGAAATATTATCAAGATTTGGACTAAATAAGAAAACAGAAAATGTTGAAATTAACGTATCATGTAATGATAATGCAACTCCAGTATTAGAAAAAATAATGTCAAGACAAGATAAAACTATACATATAACAGTAGATTGTACAGACCATGCAACTTCTAAAATAAACAATATAACTAAAATCGGAAATAAAACTGTAACAGTTACAATAAATTGTCAAGATAATGCTACTCCTAAAATAAATAGTGTGGCTAAGTTAGGAAATAAATCTGTAACAGTTACAATAAATTGTCAAGATAACGCAAGTTCTACGATAAACAGGGTTACAAGCGCACCTTCTTCTAAGTCAATAAATGTTGTAGTAACTTGTTCAAATGGAGGAGCAGTTCTTAATACTCTTTCACAATTGGCTAGTAAAGTAATACCTAGCAAAAAATTTACTATAACTTGTGCAGATAGTGCTAGTAGTGTAGTAAGTAGAGTTAATGGTTTAAGAATATCTGATAAGAGATTTAAAATAGATTGTACAGATAATGCGACTGCTAAAGTAAATAGAGTTATTAGCAAAAAAATACCAAATAAATCATTTACTATAAGTTGTAACGATAACGCTAGTGGTAAGTTAAGCAGTATTATAAGCAAAATAAGTAATATCCATAGTAAATCAGTAACAATTACTACTAATCATGTAAGTAAAGGTGAAAAATCATCTGTTGGTGAACCAACAATTGTTGATTTACAACCTCAACCATTTGGTAGTGCTCAAGCTTCTAATCCTCAAGTACAATCATTAGGCGAACAAGTTCAAGTATTAAGTGATAGTGTACAACAACAAACTGACAATAATAATGAAGTTAGTGTAATGGCTAAGAAAACATATAAAGCCAATATTGATACTGGTTTAACAGTAAGTGCAGTTAAATATAATATTGATTTATTAACTAACATGAATAATCTACTTAAAAAATTAGGAACTCAAGTTGATATATTAAAAGCTAAACAAGAAAGAACTTGGGGTACTGCAAGTGCTAAATTACTTAGAAATCAAATTGCTTTACTAACTAAACAACAAAGTTTAACTAAAGTAAATATTAAAAACATGGAAGGCATGGCTAAAAAACTTAAGGGTAGTTTACAAAAACAAGGATTTAAGTTTAAAGACGATGGAACAATAAGTAATTACAATAGTAAACTTATTAAAATGCAAAAAAATGTTGAAAGTTTAGAAAAAGCCGAAAAAGCATTAGAAGACCAAATAGACAAAACTGAGAAACAAATTTCAAAATCTGAAAAGAAATCTTCAAGTAAGAAAAAATCAACTAGTAAAAAGAAATCTTCAAGTAAGAAAAAGAGTACAAGCAAAAAGAAGAAAACTTCAAGTAAGAAAAAATCAACTAAGAAAAAGAGTACTACTAAGAAGAAATCAACTAGTAAGAAAAAGAGTGCTAGTAAGAGCAATAGAAAGACTACATCAAGTAAAGCTAGTAAAAAGAAAACTACTAAGAAGAAAAAATCAACTAGCAAGAAAAAGAGTACATCAACTAAGAAGAAAAGTACTAAGAAAAGCACTACTAAAAAGAAATCGACTAAGAAGAAGAGTACTAAGAAAAGCACTAAGAAGACAAGCACTAAATCAAAGGCAACTAAAGCATTAGAAAGTAAGAAGAGTGGATTAGAAAAGAAAAAAGATGCAATAAGCAAAAAATTAGAAAAAGCACAAAAAGAATTATCAGAAACTCAAAGCAAATTAAATGAATATTATAATCTACAATTTAGCGAAATTCCTGAAGCTCAACAACAATGGGAAGAATATGCTAATGCTATTGCAGAAGCTAAGGCAGAAATAATTAGATGTGAATTAGAAGCTAAAACATTCTTCAAGACAATTAAAATGGAAATGAAGGATGCTATGATTAGCAGAAATGAAACTTGGGCAGATACATTTATGTTAAAAGCTGATTTAAGTAGTTGGTCTAAGGCAGTAGGATACATTAAAGAAGCTAATAAATTATTAGAAAAAAATCAAAAACATCAACAATCAAAATTAGAAACTGCACAAGATAGAGCAAATGATAATAAAGCATTCTTAAAGAAACAAGGATTTAAATTTGATAAAAATGGATATGTAACAGGTGCTGAAAAAACTTTAGAAAAAATAAAAAAATCTAAATCTACTCAAGAATATGAAGCAATAAAGGAATCATTTGACCAATATATTGAAGATATGTATGAAAATATTCCTAAAGCTGAAAATGAATGGTGGCAATTAGAACAAGAAATAAAAGAAAATGAGAGACAAATAAAAGAAACCACTAAGGCTATGAATGACTTAGTTAATTCAGCTAAGGTAGATAAATTAACTAGACAATTTGATGTACTTTCAAATAGTTTAGATATATTAGACCTTAAAATGGAACGTGCTTATGGAGCTAATAAAATAGACTATATGCAACAACAACTTGATATATTGACTAGTATGAAGAATAAGAATCAAGAAATTATTAATCAAAATACTGAGTTGTTAAATGATAGTAAGAAACAATTAGCTCAATATGGTATTACATTTGATGAAGATGGCAATATAGATAATTTATCAAGTGCATTGAAAAAATTAGATAATTTACAAGACATGGAAGATTTACAAGACTTAGTTGATGAATATAATGATTATAAAGATTCAATAGATGATGCTAGTAAATCAATTGAAGAAGAAACTAATAAACAACTTGAATTAAAAGATTCAATGATGGAAATTAGAGAAGAAATGAGAAAACTTAGAGATGATGCGTGGGTTAAAACTTATGAAAATGGTCTAAAAGTTATTCAAAATCGTATTGATACAATAGATTCTTTATTAGATTTGGAAGATGAAAATCAATTTGGTTTACTAAATCAAAAAATTGAAGAATATAAGAATTTAACTAAGGCAACTGAAGATAGTTTGGCTTATCAAAAACATAGAAAAATTACTATGCAAAAAACATTAATTGATTATGGATTCACTATTAATGATGATGGTACAATAGATGGAACTGCTAATAAATTAGAACAACTTAAAAATACATTATCTGAAACTGAATTTGGTATAGTAAGTGATACATTAGAAGATTATTTTGATACTGCTTTAGATACAATTCCTGAATTAGAAAGAGAATTAATAAATTATCAAAAAGATTTAAAAGATATACAAAATACTAAATTAGAAAAAACTAAAACTATTGAAGAAAAAATTACAGAAATATATAATGATGAAATAGATAAAAGAACTAAAAAGATACAAGAAGAAGCAGAAGCACAAACTAAAGCACTTAATAAAGCCAAAGAAGCTTATCAAAGATGGAGAGACGATGTTGATTATAAAGATGATTATAACAAACAATTAAAAACTGTTGAAGATTTACAAAAGAAAATAGAAATAGCAAAACGCGATGACAGTCTAAGTGGGTAATGTTGCCCTAGTCGTAAAGTAATTTGCGACTGAAAATAGATTTAATTGCAGGTAATCCCTAAAGCCTTACACCACAAACACAGAGAAATCATGTGTTAAAGGTACGAAAGTAGAAAAAACGTAAGGATGGATATATGGTTAAATCCTAAGTATCTGTAAACAATGGGTGTTCATGCAAGGAAGATTCTAAATTAAATTATTTTAAATATTTTACTTTTAATAAAACAAACAGTATAATATAAATGGAGGTGAAATTATGAAAACTAAGTGGACAAAAGAAGCAATAATAAAATATATAGAAGAACAAGATTATATTTTTATAAACTTTATAAAATTTGACAAATTAAACTCAAGAATATTAATAAGATGTAATAATAAAAAACATGAACTATATGAAGTTACTTTTGCTAATTTCAAAAGTGGGAGAAGATGTCCAAAATGTAGTGAAATAAAAAGAAGAAAAAAAAGAACAATATGGAATAAAGAAAAAATAATTGATTTTGTAGAAGACAATAACTATGAATTTATTGAATTTGTTAAATTTGATAAAATTGAAAGTATAATTAAGGTATGGTGTAAAAATTTAAAACATGAACCATATAATGTTAAATTTGCAAATTTTAAAAATGGGCAAAGATGCAGAAAATGTTCTGATGAAATAAAAGGTAAAAAATTTTCGCATAGTTATGAATATGTCAAAGAATATATTGAATTATTTGGATATAAAATGTTATCAAACGAATATATAAATTTACATAGCGAAATAAAAATATTATGTGATAAACATGGGATATATAAGACAACATTTCAATTATTTAAAATGGCGAAATATAAATGTCCAAAGTGTTCGGATGAACACAGAGGAGAATATCATAAATTAAATTATGAATATATTAAAGAATATATTGAATCATTTGGGTATGAAATATTATCAAATGAATATATAAATATAAAAACAAATATATTGGTAAAATGTTCAAATGGTCATAAATCATATTTTACTAATTTTGATAGATTTAAAAGAGGAGATAGATGTCCTTATTGTAATGAATCTAAAGGTGAGAGAGAAATTAATGAGATTTTAAATAAATATAATATAAATTTTAAATCACAATATAAATTTAATAATTGTAAAAGTAAAAGAGAATTACCATTTGATTTTTATATACCTAATTTTAATATAGTGATAGAATATGATGGAATACAACATTATGAAATAATAAAATATTTTAGTGGACTTGATGGTTTTATAACCACTAAAATACATGATATTATAAAAACAAAATATTGTGAAGATAATAATATAAAATTAATTAGAATACCATATTGGGAATATGATAATATAGAAAATATATTAATAAAAGAACTTAATTTAAAATAATTTAACATGAATAACCTTCAACGACTAGAGTTTAAATACTCGTAGGGTGTAAGCGATTGACACTCGAAAAG